AAGTTTTAGAAGCGGGAGCCGCTTATTTGAGGAGACATAGGGGTGATAATTAAACCTATAGATTGGAGAGTTGCAACACTATTCGTTCAAGAACGACACTATAGTGCTGTGATGCCTAAACTAACTAAACATTATCTTGGTACATATGTAGATGAAGAATTGGTTGGTGTTCTAACTTTGGGTTGGGGTACGAACCCTATGGGAACAATAAGAAAGATGTTTCCAGAGTTAACAACTGCTGATTACTTTGAAATAGGTAAGATGTGTATGGACGATAAGATGCCTAGAAATTCAGAATCACAAATGCAGAGTTTAACTGTTAAGTGGTTAAAAGAAAACAAACCAAATATAAAATATCTTTATACATGGGCAGATGGGATTGTGGGTAAGCCAGGCTATGTTTATCAGGCTGCAAATTTTCTATTCGGTGGGTTTATTTGGACAGATATATATTTAAGTGAAAGTGGAGAAAAGGTACATTTCAGAACTATTCAGAGAAAAATGAAAAAAGAAATGAATCGCATGGACACAAAATATGGCCCAAGACCAAATGATAAGAAGATGGGTGAATTAGGATTTAGTAGAGTATGGGGGAAACAATTTAGATACATATACCCATTAAATAAAAAGGCCAAGAAGTATCTCAAACAATCAACTATGGATTGGAATATCAACTATCCAAAAGATATTGATTTACAATGGAAGATAAAGAAGCCAGGCGAGGACAAATATACTCTCACAGAAACATTGCCATTTATAGATGGTAACGTAACAAATCACAACTCTAGTAATGTAAATAAGGTTGCAGATAAACATGGGGTTGCTGATTTAAGTGAATTTTTTACTTGACTTTCAACAATAATTATGTTAGGATATACAAATGAAATCAACAAACTTTAATGAAGTTAAAAACTTTATGTCTGCTTTTAAGCAGAAAATACGAGAAAATCCTCAATGGCCCACAGATGAAGAGGTGGACTTGAGGATTGATTTAATAAGAGAAGAACTAGATGAACTAGAGGAAGCTTGCGAGAGTGGTACACTTGTAGATGTTGCAGATGCATTAACTGATATTTTATATGTCACTTATGGTGCTGGACACACATTTGGATTAGACTTGGATAAATGTTTTACAGAAGTTCAAAGAAGTAATATGACAAAATTAGGTGAAGATGGTCAACCTATGTATCGAAAAGATGGTAAGGTTATGAAAGGCCCAAATTATGAAGAACCTAATTTAGAAGGAGTGATTTATGATGAATGATTTTCTAAAAGATATAATTAAAATAACTGGAAACGAGTATGCTGATCTAGTATCAGAAGGTGTTGCCGCTGGTGACGTTGATAATTTTGTGGATACTGGTAGTTACGTTTTCAATGCACTATTGAGTGGTAGTCTATATGGTGGGTTGCCTGCAAATAAAATTACTGCTCTTGCTGGTGAAAGTGCAACTGGTAAGACATTCTTTTTGATGGGAATGGTAAAAAACTTTTTGGATGCAAATCCAGATGCTGGTGTAATTTACTTTGAATCAGAAAGTGCTATTACTAAACAGATGGTAGTTGATAGGGGTATTGATCCAACTAGAATGGTTATTATGCCAGTTACTACTGTACAAGAGTTTAGAACACAAGCGATTAAAATTGCTGATAGATTTTCTCAACAAGATGTAGATGTAAAACGACCAATGATGATGTGTTTAGATTCACTTGGTATGTTATCTACTACAAAAGAAGTAGAAGATACAGAAGCAGGAAAAGAAACTAGGGATATGACAAGGGCTCAAGTTCTTAAAGCTGCATTTAGAGTGTTGACTTTGAAACTTGGTAAAGCTGGTATTCCAATGGTTGTAACAAATCACACATATGACTCTATGGGTTCTATGTTTCCTACTAAAGAAATGGGTGGTGGTTCTGGATTGAAATATGCAGCCTCATCTATTATTTTCTTATCTAAGAGAAAAGAGAAAGAAGGAACAGATGTTGTTGGTAATATTATTCACTGTAAAAATCACAAATCAAGATTGACTATTGAAAACAAAATGGTTGATGTTAGATTGAGTTATAGTACTGGACTAGATAAATATTACGGATTGATTGAACTTGCAGAAAAGTATGAAGTTTTCAAGAAAGAAGGGCCAAGATATTTGATGCCTGATGGTACAAAACAATATGGTAAAGCTGTTTTAGGTGATCCAGAAAAATACTTCACAGAAGAAGTCATGGAGAAACTAGAAGAAGCTGCTTCAAAGGAGTTTAAATATGGCGGTTAAAATTTTAGACAATTGTTGTAGTCCATTTTATTTGGATATGATTAAACATATTGCATCTAATGATGACAATTGGAATCTAAAATACCCAATGGGTAAACCATTGGATGAAAAACATTTGAAGTTAGATGTCATAGATAACGATGATACTAAACATCCACTACTTGCTGGTATTGCGATGGGATTGTTAATACAAATATATGAAGCAGGGGGTAAAGATTTCTTTGTTCCAGAGATATATTTTTGTGGGTTGTCTATTAAAGATAAAAATAGAAAAGATAACATCCACACTGACCATAACAAAAAAGATAATGTAATTAAAATCTTGGGTGTAGTCAATAGTGATTGGCAAGAAAGTTGGGGTGGTGGGTTTACCCATGATGGGGTTTCTAATTATATCAAACCAACATCGTTTGCACTTTTTGATTCTACAATACCACATGCAGCTTCAGATATACTAACAGACAACAAAAGAATGGCAATTGACTTTACTGTGAGGAAAAAATAATGGAGTTGATGAATTTTGTAAAAAGATATGATAATGTTATTGGTGATGATTATTGTAAATATTTGATAGAAAAATTTGAAGAAAATACTGAACAATATGAAACCATAAAACAAGACAGTGCCGATTTTACACAAATACATTTACATAAACACCCAAAGTGGAATCAAGATGTTTCTACTCTTTTGGATGCTTTTAAATCTAAAATTCAAGATTATAAAATGCAAACTGGTGTTACTAAAGAAATGTGGCCTGGTGAGTGGAAGTTTGAAAATATTAGAATGAAAAGATATTTACCAAATGACAAAGAAGAATTTAGACCACATGTTGATGTGAATTGTCTTGACAATGCAGCCAGATTTATGGTATTCTTCTTATACCTTGATGATAATGAAGGTGGTATGACAACCTTTCCATTAATCAATAAAGGGTCGCCATGTAAAAGGGGTAGTCTATTAATGTTCCCACCATTGTGGCCTTGGTTGCATGCTGGAACAAAACCAATAGACAAACCGAAATATATTATAGGAAGTTATTTACACTATGTCTAAAGTTACAATTGAAAAACAAACCTTTGTATATTTAAATTCACAAAAATATCCAGACGTAACTTGTATTGGTATTAATACTGGAAAGTTCAAGGGTGTGGTGTACAAATATGGTAACGTAACTTTGGGTGAACCATCTGAAAAAAATGGGTTGCCATTTAAGTTTAGTTATGATATACTAGATACAAATGGATTAAAGAAATCACAATTTGATGAAGAGTTTTTTACATTGATTGGTGATATATTAGTTGAAATTATAGACGAACAAGCTGGAAAAAATGATGGAACAATTGAACAACACAATAGAGAAAACGACCCTATCGAATCTGATAACGAATGATGAGTATTGTAGAAAGGTAATCCCTTTCATCAAACCAAAGTATTTTGAGTTAAAAGAAGATAGAGTTGTATTTGAAGAAATTGTCAAATTTGTTGACAAATACAAAAAACGACCTACTAAAGTTTCTTTAGAAGTAGAACTAGAAAATCGAAGAGATTTAACCGACACAGAACATAAAGCAGTTGTCAATTTAATTAAAAATTTAAATGAGGCAGAGGTAGATATTGAGTGGTTAGTAAATACCACAGAAAAGTTTTGTAAGGATAAAGCGGTTTACAATGCAATCGTTGATGGTATTGCTATCATTGATGGTAAAGATGGAAAAAGAACACAAGAAGCGATTCCAGAGATTATGCGAGATGCTCTTGCTGTTAGTTTTGATTCGTCTGTAGGACACGATTATCTAGATGATGGAGAACAGAGATTTGATTTCTATCATAAGAAAGAAGAGAAGATACCTTTTGATCTAGATTTCTTCAACAAGATTACTAAAGGTGGTTTACCACAAAAAACTTTGAATATTGCCCTTGCTGGAACTGGTGTGGGTAAATCATTGTTTATGTGTCACATGGCTGCAAATTGTTTATCCCAAGGTAAGAATGTATTATACATTACTTTGGAGATGGCAGAAGAACGTATTGCAGAAAGAATAGATGCAAATCTCATGGATGTTTCTATGGAAGAACTACATGAATTACCGAAAACTATGTTTACAGATAAGGTTGACCAGATACGAAGTAAGACAGAAGGTAAACTAATTATCAAAGAATATCCTACTGCAAGTGCTAATAGTGCTCACTTTAGAGGATTAATTAAAGAACTTGCAATTAAAAAGTCATTTAATCCAGATATCATTTTTATTGATTATCTAAATATATGTGCATCATCAAGGTTTAAAGGAGCCGCAAATGTTAATTCCTACATGTATATTAAAGCAGTTGCAGAAGAACTTAGAGGACTCGCCGTTGAGAACAATCTTCCAATCGTTTCAGCGACACAGACAACAAGAAGTGGATTCTCATCAACCGATGTCGGCCTTGAGGATACATCTGAATCGTTTGGCTTACCAGCGACAGCGGATTTCATGTTTGCGCTTATTTCTACAGAAGAACTTGAGGAACTAAATCAAATAGTAGTCAAACAGTTAAAGAACAGATACAACGATCCTACAATGAATAAGAGATTTGTTATAGGTATTGATAGAAGTAAAATGAGATTAAGTGATGTTAATCTAAGTGAACAGAAGGACATAGTGGAGAGTGGTCAAGAAATTGACGATGACACACCTATTTTTGATAAAGGGCAGAACGCTAAATACGATAAATTTTCTACATTTAAAGTTTAAGTTTGTTATCTGCTCGTAGCTCAGCTGGATAGAGCAATGGTCTTCTAAACCATAGGTCGTAGGTTCAAATCCTACCGAGCAGGCCAAACTTGGATTATTATAAATAACAATGTAACTATATTTAAATGGGGAAACTGATGTCATTACTAAAGAAATCCGTTCAACAAGTTAGGCGTAGAGCATCTACATATAAACCTAAACTTGAATTGGTGGAAGAATATTTCTTATCAGAACAAACAACATTACCAGTAGATATTTTTAGAGGACTTGATTACGAGAAGAATGAAAGACAATCTTCTAATTCTAGAGATGTAATAATTGTTCGTTCAAAAGATAGAGAAACGGATAGAGATGAGATTCTAAGGAATCTTAATCAAGCTGGTATTCAGGCACAGTTAGGAACTGCTCAATCAAGTGTTGATCCAATTGATGGTGAACATGAAGGTAAGAAGTTTCGTATCCTTGTGAAACCTATTTCTGGTGGTATGGCAGAAACTACCCTTAATGCAAGTATAACAGAACTATTTCCTTGTATTGCATTTGAAACGAAATACACACCTAGAGACACACAAGCATTTCATAAATATCTATTAGACATGGATATTAAAAGTCTTAAATGTATTGGTAGTAAAGACTTACAAGCCGCTCAAGAGACAATTAATAAAGCAGATACATCATCTAAGTTTGAAGATAAGATGACTAATGCAATTGCAATAACAAAATTCTTAACAGATCAACATAACGACAAACCTATTCAAAGTGTATTTTGGGGATATCGTCAAAAACCTTCTGGCGTTCCAAGTGGACACCCAGGCGATATGTTTTTAATGTATGCTGATAAAAGTATATTGGGCGTGAGTTTAAAAGCTGGTGGAAAGAAAACTTCTGAACCACAACTTAACACATATACTACAAAGATTTTTGATGTATTCAAAGAAAAAAGAATACATGATACATTAATGAAAACGGTGTATTCTCAAATATATTCAAAAATACCAGATTTTCCAGCAGAAAATCAATATAGACAAAGATCAGGCACACTTAAAACTGTTAATGCTTTAAGAAAATTTGACCAAAAGAATAATAAAGAATATGAGTTGTATTACAACCAGTATCTAGAAATTATGAGAAATGGTGTTATTGACTTATTTAATAAGAATAAAGAGAAAACCATAGATTATATTCGACAAGAAGTATTGAGAGATGCTCCAGATGTTCCTACTTTAGTTATCAAAGCAATTAGTGACAAGTATGAAGAGGTAACAGACAAAGATGCCCTTGGAGTATTTTTACCACAAGTACAGTTCGTTAAAGCATATTCTAGTAGATCATCTAAACAAAGTTGGTTTATAGAGTTGAAATCTGGACAAGACAAGTTGACTATGAATATGTCAATTAGAACAAATAAGTCTGGAAATGCTGGACAGAAGAAGTTGGGGCAATTCAGTCTTGCTGTAAAATACAATGGATTGCAAAAATGAAGATAAGTTTAAAAATAAAAGTACTTGACAAATTCTATCGTATGGTAGAAACTAAGTGTGGTAGAATTAGTAATTGGGCCTGGCATAAAAGGTGGCACAATAGAGAAACTGGCACAGGCTATAAGGCGTATACCAAATGAAAACATTTAATCAAC